CTTGGGGAAGTCCTCAACCTTGACCGTGCCCATAACCACCTCTTGACCCAGTAGCTGTAGGTTCGACGTTAGCCATACCTGGGTATTCTGGAAGTCTTCAAGGTCTTCAGCTTGAGCTAGTGGCGATGAATGACGAATAGTCACCTCTTCACCATCAATAGAAATCTCTGGGAATCGACCAAGGCCGCGCAGGATATCAACGCATGCAGCAATCAATGGCTCAATCAACTCTGAGCGCAATCGACCAAATGAGGCACCAGCCTGCTTTAGCATCTCTTGCTGACGAATCATGTTCTCAGTGGCAGAGCGTACGGGGTCGGTAACTTCGCCCAACGGATTAGAGAAGAACACCTTGTTAATCTTGTCCTGGAGCTCTGAGACAACAATATCCACCGATGATGGATTGCCACCAATCTCAAGCGCTCGCAATGTAGGGTTAGTATTCGAGTTGCTGCCAACCGGCAAAATAGTATTCGGCTGCAGTCGTACAGTATTAGGATTGAATATCCCGTCATTGATCCCGGTGTATATGCCACCAACTTCTAAAGCCAGCGAACGAAGCTTGAATTCCACAATCTTGTTTAAGGTGCGAATATCAGGCAAGCACTGCATAGCAGGGCCACGACCATAGACCTCACCCGGCGTCACATGCCAACGGAAGACGATTAATCTCTGAGTCTCAAACGATTGATCGAAGATCATCTTCTTTGATGGCTCATGGATTACCACATTGTAATAGAGCCCATCCTTCTGATTGAACAGCTGAGCATTTAAGAACTCCTCTTCTTTGTGAGGGTCATTCTCTGCCAGCTTATCCAGCTTGCCGCTCGTATCGGCACCTGGCCACACCTGATCCACTTGGCCAACAGGTATCTTATGCTTGCGCCATGCCGAACGAATGCGACCAGCTGCAGGCTTTTCAGGGTATAGCTCTGCTAGTGGAACATTGGTAAACCTGAATATGTCCTTATCATTGAACTCGCCCTCATCAATGATGATTCCACCAGTACCAACAGCCAAATCAAACAAACCCTGATTGATCTCGGTGTCAAAGTTAGAGTGATTCAGTGCACCAAACAGTGAGTCGTTAGCCTCTTCAAGAGCCTTATTAATCCCTACCTTCTGGTCATCAGGAACAATAGAACCAGCCTCTAGCTTGATCCACTGCTTCCATGACGGAAGAGTCGAGCCCTTAATACGTGATGCAAATTGCTCAACACCCATAACAGCCGTTGAATCAAATACGTGTCGATTCTTCTCTTGGCCGGGCGAGTAAAAGCGGAAGGTCTCACGCTGAGGAGCTACATAATCATAGGTTTCCTGATGGATAGAGCGCCACAGCTCATAATTAGCCTGAGCATTCTTAAAGCGCTTGAGCAGATCATCAACACTGCCAAGATCAGTTAAAGGCATTCTATCCCCCTAATGTCTGAGATAGACCGCTTTCACCAGTCTTAACAAGTAGCGATCGAGCACCACCCTTTGCAGCAATAGCTTGACGGCGCTTAGTTTCGTCGTCCTCTTCAGCAGCTCGCAACTCCTCTTTCTGTTGCTGCTCCTTCAGTAGCCTCTCCTGCTCCCGCGCTGCTTTCTTTGCGGCTTTCTCGCCCGGTTTTAATACGCTGCTCATACTTGCCTCGCTTAATTCGTTTATATAATTGGTTTGGTGTCCAGCACAGCCAGTCAGTAATACCTAGACACCGCTTTACCACGTCTGTGCAACTTATAACCGATAGCTGATGGTTACGCAAATTAACATCATATTCAGTGATGACGGTCATTACATGATCACCTTCACCCAACATATCCATTAACCTTGGATAGTAGTCTTTACTGTATGTCTCTACATCTAAATGTGAGCGCCTGCCATTGATAACGATCCAGAACATGCCGCCTAGCGACTCCTTCACCACATAGCAATGCTGCTTCTTCTTGTGTATCCAGCGAAATATCCAGTGAGTGTCGTTGGTCTGGGTGAAGACTATATGCCACACCTGCTTACCATCTTTAGGAATATCCACTAGAACACACTCCAATCAGCTGCAGTGACAGGCTGTGACCATTGGTTCTCGCCCTTATATGACAGTGCAAAGTATCTGAAGGCGTCAGCAAAGTGACTTGCCCAGTCGTGCAAAGGTTTTGGCTTATAGACACCCTTAGCTTCGTCGAACTCTTTACGGTATGACCTAAGAGCTCTAAGTCCGTCTGAGCAGTTAGTTTTATCAAACCAGCATCTTGGCATGATAGATCGAGCTGCCTGTATGCCGTCATCAACTGGCACGTTGGGCGCGACAAGGAATGAGATTCCCATAGCCCTTGCTGTCTCGAGCCTGCTCTTACCTGACCCTAGTTCCCTCACGGCAATATCATGTGGCGCATAATGATGACCCATAACCGCTTGATTCTGATCTCGCCAGTCATGTATGTAATTCACATAATGAGCCAAGCCTTCGCCTTGATTCTCATAGCAGTTAACAACGCGCACTTGATTGGCAACAGTCTGAACAAACCAAATGGCTGTTGAGTCGCTTACACCAAGATCCCAATAGGTATTGACCGGAAAGCCAGGCTCTATTGGTATGTTGTCCACCTGATTCTGATTAATGTACTTAGCCCAGTAAGCACCCTCTCTATTGGCTACCGGCTCACCTTCCCAGATATGCTGATACAGAGTCTCGCTCAACCCCTTCATGTGAAGGCGCTCTTTCTCAAGCTCATCAGGAAACCAAGGATTCTCGGAGTAATTAACCTTTACCACATAAGCGCCATCAGGCGGGTTAGCCACAAAGCGCTGGTAAGTGTCGTCCATCTCATCAGCAGGGTTAAAGCTTACCCATATCTCTGAGCCAGGCTTTCGAATGGTGGGTATCAATGTATTCCATGAGGTGGCAGAGACTTGATCAGCCTCTTCACACCACACAATATCAATACCTTCCATCGACTTAATCTTGCCGATGTTCGACTTCAATCCCTCAAAGATGAATCGTGATCCGTTCTTCCCAAGTATCTGCGTGCCCTGTATATCAAATTCACCCTCTACACCCATTCGATAGATAGTGTCAGACAGCAACTGAAGGCATGAATCAAGGATAGACTTCTGGATCTCACGAGCACAAAGGATTCTAGTAGGCTGCTGAACCGCCCTAAGAATTAAAGCGGTGGCAATTGACCAAGACTTACCGCTCCCCCGTCCACCATAAGCAACCTTGTATCGACAAGGCTCAAGGAATGGAGCGAACTGCTCCGGCAGCTTAATCTTTTTTAGCATGGACAATCTCGACCTTGAAGCCTGTCACCTCACCATCACTGTCGATAGTGCTGTGCTCTACAGCCTTAAGCTTAGGCTCAACGTATTGGGCTATCCCCTCCCATGCTTTGTTTGTATCTAGCAGGTCTTGATTCTCTGCAGCATCACCAAGCTTATCTATGCGCCGCTGTAGCGTTACTGCATTGCCTGCCATCTTCATAATAGGGTGAAAGTCTTCCCCGTACATATCTTGTAAGCGCTTCATTAAGAAGGCTTTATTCTTGTTTGCGCTGCCCGCTCTACTTGGCATAAGTCGTCACTCTGTCACCTAGGTTACACTTTGATATTAACCATTTGTTTTATTTATAGTTATCAAATGGCTATAAGTTTTATTTATAGTACCAGCTTGATAATGGCTATAACGCCGATAACCGCCATTGTTACAGCAATGATCTTTAGGCTTTCCATGTTCCAGTGTTGGTTAAAGTCGCTCATAGCTGTATTTGATTACCTTATAGGTTTCGTGTGAGCCATCAATAATATTTATAGTGTGCTCATCACCGTGGGGATCAAGGCATAGCCCATCCAAACACCAATGGCCGTGCAGATAATTACCAGCCTTAAATGACTTAGCCTCCCCTCCGACTCGATCAGCAAGTGTTTCGCTGTCAGTCATACAAGGAAGCATTGTCAGTGTTGTCAGGATTATCTCGCCGATCATGAGCCCTTCTTAATTAGGCTCTTCTTCATTGCTGCGGCCTTTGCTCTCTGCTTATCAGCTTGAGCCTGAGTGATGATTCCGGCGGCAACCATTGAATCAAGGTTGTTAATGTTCTTAGAGCCCATTTGAGGAAGATTCTTCTTAGCCATTATTTACCCCTGTATTTATTCATATCTTCTTTGGATGGCTCCCAGCGGGTTAGGCCGAACTCCATTAGGTGATTTCCTTGCCCGGTAAGAGTAGTTACCTTTTCAAGGCATCGCTCTAGCCGGTCAATACGATCCAGCAATTCAGCCACATCAATCTTAGGTGCTGCTGGGCGACCGCGCTTAGGCGCTTCAGTTGAGGATGATACTTGTTCCATTTCTCGTCACTCGCTTGTTTTGTTCGGCTATTTTTAGCTTCTCTTGGATGAATAAAGCATCAGTCTTTGCTGTTGCCTCGTTGATAATGTACTGCCTTACCTCTAGAAATGATTTGATTGGCATCCCAGCCTTTGCCCACATCTGAGCCAGCTCTTCTAGAGCGTCAGCACCCTTGGTTATACTGTCATCAGATAAAGCAGTAATTGCCTCATCAATTAAATCATTGACCTTGTCATCCACTATTCTACATCCCGATTCAGTGCGTGATCGCCTTTCCCGTCTGCTGATTGCTTGATCAACTTTAGTCCAGTCACTCGCTGGATGGCGATGGCGATATTTGATGTTAGCTTGTCGATCTGATGATACAGGTCTTTTACCTTGCCGATAGACTCTCTTAGCTTGTCTATGGCGGACCAAACCTTGTCGATAGCCTCTGTGTGTCGATTGTTGACTGATGCAAACCTAGAGTCCATGCGCTTCTCTAGCTTTTCTAGCTGCTCCTTACAGTGCCGGTCTCTCACGACAACATATAGAGCCAATAGAATAACGAATGCCATAATAACAAAGTCAGCAGCAGACCCATCCAGCTTATCAAGTATATCTGACCATCCGTTCAAGGCCGCTTATCCCTATTGTTAATAAACTGTTGATATTCACGGTATAAATTAACCACGTCGTTTCGGCTTGGATACCGCTTAGCCAGTTCGTGCCCAGCGTAGAATGCTTTTTCTTCCTTCGTCGGCTCTGGCTTTTCTCTATTGCTCATGTAACAAGATGATATTACCTAGGGTTTACTAAGTAAAGAGCTCAGCATACGCGAATATCACAAGGATAGCGTTCTGAGTATAGGCTAGATAATCCCATACTTTGTGGCATGGCCTGAAATCCATTGTGCGCGTTCCCTGCCATAAGTTACATGGATGGCACATTATCATCAGGTTACTAGGTTTAAGTGCTAATTTGGGGTGCTTAGAGCGAGCTTTGATGTGCGCTACATCTATATCCCTTCTGGACCCGCACCGCATGCACCTGTGCGGGTACTTGGCGAGAGGGATTTTACGCACTGCTCGCCATTCTGGAGACTGGTAGAAGTCAGTCACTAGCCGTCTTCTAGCTTCCATTCATGATTTGGGTCTGGGACAAACGCCATGGCAACGCGCCAGTCCCAACCCTCTTGCATTCCATTGCCACAGTCTGACTGATCGTGAAACACACTTTCAAAGGCTTTTACTAACCAGCCACCAACAACCTTTGCTCGATGATGATTCTCATCAATAATTTCAAACTCCATCACTCAAACCCCATTATCCACATTGATTATCTATAACACTTGAAATGCGCGAGACCTGTGGCTCGCGATTGTCGGCGTTATGTGTCACTTATCTTTCAAGTAGATAAAGTTTGAAGTTATCACTACTGAAAACTCTTCAGCCAATATCATTAAATCGTTAATGCCGTGATTAAATACTACAGTATCTATTTCTACATAGTATTCATCGTAGCTCTTACGCTGTTTAAAAAATCTAGAATCAACATAACACTCTAACGCCCTTTTCTGGTCGCCACTAATAATCCCTAACTCTAAATTCATTACTGACATTTTTAGTCCTCCCGTAATTCACACATAACAAAGCGCACCAACGGACTCTTCGAGCCGTTGTGCTTGGGGTTAATCTAACACTATCCCCATCTGCTCAGCGTAATAATGCTGAATAGACTCTAAGTACCTGCTTTTCTGGCTCTTTGTCATCAAACTAGTGACAGGAAACCAGCGCATTAATTCTAGCTTTTCCTCTTTGGTGAACCGATTTTTAATCAGTCCATCGTACCGCGCTGCAAAGTCCTGATCCTCCGCCCTGAGCATTGGTATACCGAAATACAGCTTGCACTCGCAGCGGGTCGTTCCTATCGGCAAGCAAAGCTGTTTATCAACCTGGTTATACCAAACGTGACTCTTGTTATTCTGTGGCAGTGAACGCTTCTGACTTAGCTTCTCAACCTCGAACGATAGCGGCTCCGAGTAATCTAGCGCGTCTATCATGGCCTTGGCTTGATGGTATGAGCGTATAGTCGGCATCAGACTAACGGCACCGATAGCCACTGCGTACTTAATTCCTTGCGCCTCGATAACAGATACGCCTTCTCGCTTGGCTTATTCGATACCCGGCGAGTACACCCGCAAGATTGAGTGTTACCCGAAATCAAAGCGCTGCCCGTAGTCGTTCGCTCATTGCCGTATTCACACTCGCAAATCCATGATCTAGCGCCGGTCTTATTTCTGTGCGGAGACAAGGCGATAACCTTTAATTTGCCAAACGTCTCGCCGGTTAAATTTCTTGGAACTCTAGGCATTTCAAACCTCAACTTTTCTGATTGCCTGATATAAAATTTCGTAGGTTTTAGCTACTTAGATTCTTGCGGGCGAGCTCGAACAAGAGGTGTCTCGAATGTGCGTCCTAGCCACTTAAAGGTTGACCCTGCACAATCAAACACCAAGGCGATTAGGTTTATAGCTGGCGTAATAGCGCAGATTACTAGCCATATAATCACACCGACGGTAAGTGATGGTCGGTAGTACTCTTCTTCACACTTCGCCAAATCTATCCTGTACATACCAACGAATCGGAAAAGGTAAACGGTGGTGCATATCAGGGCTGGAATCCAGTATGTAAAGAGGGCCAGCATGCTCATAAATTCATAGCTTTTTGCGTATTCGATCATTTGTCTTTCCTCATTGATTTAATGTTCGTTTGTCGTAGGTTTCTGGGTGTTAGTCGTCGTAGCACACGCCTTCCGCGCCATTCTCTAGCGCATCGGTTACGGCCTGATCAAGCATCAGGTGTATCGGGGTGCTACCGTCCTCCGATTCGGTTTTAAGCTCTCTAACCAGCTCGGAAAGGAACAATTCTTTGTCGGTAATAGTTACATCACCAAGTCCGTAGCTGCGTCCCTGACCACAGGCAGCGAAAAGAACTTCAGTTCCAATTTTGATTTTCAGGGCATCATCCGAAATCTCTACATTTAAAAGGCTGTCTTTTCCCGTTACGCCGCGTACCGAGAATCCGCAAAGCTTGGCTACATCTTCGCCCCACTGCTCAGTCAAGTGAGGGATTTCAATGTCATAGCTATCTTTGATGTGGTGCTGAGCCACACGATGAATCTGTGCCAAATTGCAATTGGGTGTGTCGATAAATCCGGCTTCCAATGCCCCAATCATCGAGCAAACAAACTCATTAACTGCATCGGCTTTTATTTGTTTTTCGGTCTGCATCTGGTGCGCTCCACTAATTAATTCTGTTGGTACATTATTGAGCTTTAACCAGCCAATAGCGGCAATACTTCTCGCCATCGACCTGCTTTGACTCAACGTAATATTGATTGCCAGTCTCGACCAGCAACCGCTTAATCTCGCCTATTCGCTGTGATAGCGTAGTGCATCTAAATAGCTGAATACACTTCATTGGCGTTAGTGAATTACCGCCCATCATGTATTCGAGTATTTTTGATGTTTGACTCATCTCGATCACTCCAATCAACCAGCAAAAACATCTAATGATTTTCGAGGTAAATATCTATCAGCTCGCTAATTGTCGCCTCTTGAAAACGTAGCTGATTAACCCTTTCTTGATTTACGCAAGCCGCGCTTCCTTCAGGAAAATCTCTGGCCGCCTCGCAAGCCTCTCTATCTTCGCGAATAATCCCAAGCTTCCGGTAAAGCTCGTCAAGATAAACCCTGCTAACTCCACCATCTTTAGATGAATGCCCCATGCTAGACCTCATTCCTTCAATATCCCAGCCGTTAGTTTCAAAAAAAATACTCACATTAATCACCGTAATAAATTAGACTCAGCTCTTCACGAACCTTTAACCACCTAGCAAACAGGGCAGCCCGAACCTTGCTGTTTGGCATAGAGTGGAACCTTAAAAATAAATCAGATTCCACTGCCTCAAGCTCTAAAACAGACACGCCTATGCGGCTTCAGAATATTTTGACTCAATAAAATTTATGGCGTTTTTTACTTCACCGCAAGGAAGATCATTGCAAAGCATAAAATCCAAAGATGCATAAAGATTTGCAAGGATTTCTTTTTCGTAGCTGGCTATCTCACTGTAATTTTTCATCTTGTTTTGCTCCGCTCTCTGAGTTGATGTGATCATTATAAACCCCTGACCGCGAAAGTAAAGGGTTTATGTTACTTTATTTCAATAAATCAGGGTTCTCGTGGATATTGCCGACAACCTCAAAAGTATAGTCATCCAGCAAAACCCACTCTAGAGCGTCATCAGGGGCGTGGGCACAAAAGCAACCTCTATCACTGAATGAAACAACCCAGATAGCGTCATTCTCTTGGTCGTCGAGAATATCCCCCTCGTAAATCTCTACGCCGTTGCGATCCTTTAGTCCGGTGTATTGCATCAAATGGCACTCGATAGATTCATCTAAAATCATTTGAATAACACTTCCACCACCATCAACAACATCAATCAGATCACTATGACCAAGCATATGCTTACAGTGAATACCCCACGCTCTAAACTTTATCTTTCTGCTCATTATCTCAACTCCCCTTGAAACTCTCTCAGCTCTTCAGGCGCTAGCTTTATTCCCATCTTGTCAAACAGCGCCAGCACAATACCCCTATCACCTCGCATCATAAAATCGTGGTAATTCTCAGCCTCCAATAACATGATCTCTTCACAGATCGTTTGATAATACGGGTGGTGCGTCATGCCCTGCTCTTCTATCAGCTTCTTGGCGTTCTTGTATTCTTCTAGGTGCTTATTCATTTTTGATTCCTTTCTGCTTGGCACTGTGGGCAAATATTGAGTATTGACTCGAATCTATGGCCGCACTTTTTGCAGGACTCGATGGCGATCGACTTGCTTGCCTTTGGTTGATCAACAAACATGCCCATAATTTCACCCATCGCCGAGTCAGCAGCCTTGGAGGATTTCGCTCTACTTTCATCGCTTCTCAGAAGCAGCCGAGCCTTCATATGTTCAGTTGGCTCAGAACTGTATATACCAGCCCTGTGAGTGATTTCCTTGCCGTCCTCGCCTGTTGCTATGCTTAGGCACATGTTTCTGAAGTGAGGGGCACTAGGAGGCCATACAGGGCAATCAATGATGCAGGTGTTCAGTCCATTAGCTATCTGCTGGCCAGAAATCCCCATCAAGCACTTGACCCACGTTTCCGGCGGCGTCTCCCCGTACTGGCTCACAAACTTGTGTCCGTACATGTCCGCCATCATTGGCCAAAGCTTGTCCGCCAATTTCTCGCTCTTCTGCTCCTGCTGCATTTCGAGCTGCTTGTTTTTCTGCCAATGCTGCTCTGACGCGCTCATTTGCTGAACGAGGTGCGACAGGTTTTGATTGTTGTTCGGGTTGTTTGAGTTCGTCATTCCATCGCTCTCCGTTCAGGTAGGTGGTCGGGTGCATCTCAGCAAAACCAAGCTGTCCAGCACTCAATCTAGATTTAACATCGTTAATCAATTGGTTGGTTAGGTCATAGATCGTGGGGCCATCAGGGCTTGACTGGCTTGATATAATTTTCTGAAACTTAGGCTTTGCCGCTTTTTTGTTGACCTTGCGAATGCCAGACAACCAAAATTGCTCAAAGCACCAATCCAATTGTTCGCGGTCAATCGAAGATTGATCAGGTGTTTTGACCTTATCTTTTTTATCTTCTCTACTCTTATCTTCTCTACTCTTATCTAGTCCGCTTTCTGTCACACTTTTTTTGTGACCACTTTCGGACAAAGTGCGTGACATACGCTTTCTTTCAGCATCTTTTGCTCGTTTTTTAGCCGATTCGCCTAGATGCCTACTGAAGTTAGGTATT